GTAATAAACTGTTCCATCAGTGATGGCAGCATCAAGGTTAGCGGTTCCTTTTTCCGTGAAAGTTACAGGATCACCAACACGAAAATCAGAATTAGCAGGAATATGAAGAACCGAAGTGGTAGCAGGAGCAGTGGGAGCAGGGAAATCAGTTTTGTCAAGCAGGCAAGCCAGCGTGCCGGGGGGCTTCATGGCGATCATGCCATCTTGGCCCGTTAAAATACTGACAGGGCCACAATTGGCGACAGGCATGATGTGACTGCCTTGCCGGCAGGTAAACAATGGGCCCACTCTAGCCCATCTGGTGCTGGTCAGGCAACGCCTGGCCTCCTTGCCCGCGCTTTTCTGCGCAGGTAGCCGGCGCCGGTCCTATCCGCACCTGCTTTTACCCACATCCTAAGCCTGTTTCTTTCCTTCTCCGCCATAACCGCCCAAACGCATGGGCACAGTTTTAGCCGCTTTGCAGTATTGACCTCCCTGCTTTGCTTCCCTGTTAGCCTTTGCCGCTTCTCCGGTGGCAGAAGACCACGCTCAGCCCTGTACCTGTCCCACCTCTCTCTACTTCCCTTTGCTGCCGCGCTAATCGCGTGCTCCGGGCGCTTGCGTCCAATGTTTAGCACGCGCAGTCTAGCAACGTTTTCTGGCCTAAGTCCTGCCTGCCTAATTTTTTCCAGAGCTTCGGCGCCATGTTTTGCACCCTCGCCGCCTTCCGTGCGATTTATTAAAAACCCTGTCTTAATATCTTTTCTGCCGTATCGAGCAATATAAAACCGCTCCCAGTAGATCGCTTGTTCCTTCGTCAGGCTTTGCCGCATAACACGAATGCGCGACCGATCTTTTGGTACTTTGCAGCTATGCTTTGCCGTCATCCGGTCCGGCCTTGAGCCAAGCCCGACATAATAAGGTCTGTTGCTGGCGGTTCGGAGATAGCAATAGACAAACCAGCCTGCCGGCTGTGGTAGTTTGTTCATGGTTGCCTGGCGTTGCAGGTGGCTCGTGGGTCGGAGTGCTCGCAACACTGCCGACCCTTCATTCTACACGCTAACTACCGCCGCCAGTCTACTCCCTGTGGCGAGCCATGAAGGGCATAGAGAACCGGGTAAAGTGATGCGCCCTGTCCTGTAGCTGCGCCTGGGTCGGCCCTGTGAGCGTGCCGACGCGAGCGATGATGGATTGCCCCGGCGGCGGGATCGAGCCGTTCAGGGCCGATAGCGCGTCGATCACAGGGCCGGCGATGACCAGGCCCCGGCCAGGGCCGATGCTTTTGCGGGTGAAGATTTCGCACACCAGAGAGCCTCGAATGTGCCACGAAGCCTGGGCGCCGATGGCTTGCTCTTGCATCAACCCAAAGTTGACACGAACAAGACAGTATTCATCATCATCTGCAAACTCAGTAGCAAGTTGATTCTCAACATAAACGCGCACCGGACTGGCGGCATCAATTACAATGCGTTCGTAAATGCCACGAATTTGCTGCAGAGGGACTGTCATCTTTTGTTTACAGGAATCAGGAAGCCAGCTTTTGCGCCCTTTTTAATAGCATCCTTAAATTTGCCGCCTCCCATGTAAGTGTCGTACCAGTCTTTTTCTGCTGTTGACATCGCCGGTCGCTTGCCTCGCTCCAGTATTTCTTCTGTTGACATTTTTTCAACATCGCCCCGATACCTGCCAACCCTTCTGCCTATTGCAACTGGCGCTTTAATTGGATCTTCTTCTTGCCGTATAAACTTGCCAGGGATAAGATCCATTGCCTCCTGCGCGTAAGGGGAAGAGTTGCCGATAAACAGCTCAACCTTGCTTCCGCTTGCTGGCAAGGAAGATGTAAACTGGCCCTTTGTGTTACGGCCTTGGGTCTTAAGCAAGGGGATGTTAAAAAGATTGTACTTACCATCTTTGCCGCCTGGCCTTGCGCCTCTTTTGCCATCGGCAGTTTCAACATACCAGCTATCCCTAAAGTCACCGCCCCAAGCTGGGCTAATAGCAGCAAGATCGTTTACTACTTCCTTGGCGGCATTACGCAATGCCGTAAATGCAGCATCCCTGATCTCGTCAGACATTTTCTCAAGGCCGAAACCTTTGCCTTTCTTCATTGGCTTACGCCGTTTTGCCATTATTCTGCCCTCGCTATAATCTTGCTTGCGTACATAGCAAAGGTTGGCCTTTCGTCTTCAGAGCCTTGTATGACAATGGCTTTGCCGCCCAGTGTAGTAATCATTTTGCCGTCTAGCGTCGTCAGGTAGATTGGTCCGACGATAACGCCGTCAATACCACTACCATAGCTTTCGACTTCTGTTACCTTCCACTTGCGCCCCAAGTATTCGAGTCTGTCATTGGAACTGATAGGCCAAGGCACCGTGTCATGGTCAACCCATACGCTAACTTCATTGCCTTGCTGCGTACCATTGCGTTCTGACTTTTTAGAGCGCGTTACAGCGCCGGCAGCGGTAAACCTTGTCTCGGTGACAGCAACAGTTCCTAGGGTTTCATTGTAAGCACCAGAAGCTATCTTAATATAGGTAAGCGACTGGGATCTGTACTTGTCTATCATCCGTTTTGATAACGGTCTTGCCCAGGCATCTTGCGGAGCGTTCATTTAGCCTCGAAGAATGCGAACAGAGCTTTCGTTTTGCCGGTCAACCCAGCAGCCGATTAAGTCCAGCAGCCATGGATAAAGCCGTAACACGGTGGGCGAATAACTGCCAACACGCTTGTCCTTCGGCAGCACCTGTGCCATGGTGGTAGGATCAAAGTATTCCTGCTCGAATACGTCGAACTTTTCTCGTTTAACTACTGGTGCCGGCAGTTGACTAGAAGCGCCGATAACTGCGGTACTGTTGTTAAAAAGTACCAGCGCAAGCTCTGAGGCAGCAGCAAGATAGCCCGCTGTTAGGCTGTTACCGCAACAAGTCACTTCATCAGTACACCAGCGTAATGTACGCAGCGCAGTTTGAGCAGAGTTAAGAGCCTGCGCCTTTTGCGTTGCGTTGAGCGCGGTCCAGGCAGTCGCCTTGAGCGTGGCCCCCATGTAGGTGTCGGCCTGCTCCACCGTGACCAGCGCCGGGGGCGTGCAGTTGCAGGGACGCTCGCCATTGGCGCTGGAGTAGTAATAGGGATCGGCCAGGCGATGCCAGGGCCACCAGGAAGCGTTCACACCGCGTACACGCGCCAGGCGGAGCCGTTGTACCAGCAGAGCGCGTTGGCGCTACCACCGGCCACGGGAGCAGAGCCTACGGTGGGGGAAGTGAGATTGCTGACCCTAACGGTTGTGCCTGTCCTGGGATTCGCGGGCAGAGTGGCGACCGTGAAAGGCTTGCGGTATTCGTAAAAGTTAAACAGTGCCATCGGGAGACGGTACAGGCCAGCCCAGATCATAGCCCAGATCGGGCCATGAAAAAGCCCCCAGGGACTTGCACTCCCCAGGGGCCGTGTGTCCAACTCGGAGTCAACCGATCAGATCGTACCACCGTAGGGGCTGTTTGTCACCAACCGGACCAGCGGGATCAGTCGCGCATCGTTGTAAGCAAGCGCGTGCTGAGAGCCGGTAGCTAGCTGAGCGTTGGTTGGGTTGTCAACAGCAGTACCAGACAGGGTAGTGCCAGGAACGTGGAAGCTGTGATGGTAGTCCACAATAATGCCATCTTGCTTGGATGGTGCATTGCGAACCGTCTCGATCTCAAGGGGGGTCTGTTCACCCTCAAGCATGACGCCATCGCCACAGAGGTAGCTAACAAACTGCCGCTGTTGGCCGCTGGTGCCAATGATCGGAAGTTGGTCGTCAACGACAACCTTAACGTTGAAAGCGCTACCAATCAACAGGCGTGTGTTAATACCCCTGCGGTCAGCATCGTAGGTCAGGAAGCCCACTTGCTCAAGATAGGCTTGAACAAAAGAGTGACAGAACAGAGTAGTAATCTCAGACTGCCGTTCGCCCAACTTGTAACGAGCTTCGATAACGTTTTCAGCCGTCAACCAGTTGGCGATGGTAGAGCCAGTGGTAACAGACTTATTTACGTTATTGGTGGCATTAAGCGGGCCGCCAGTGCCAAGCAGGCCCTCAAGTTGCGCAATCATTTTGCGGGTCTTGATCTTGTTGAGCGCCGGCTCAAGCTGACTCGTGAGTACCTGCAAAGGATCTTCGCCGCTGGCCAGCTTCGAGAGCTTGTCAACAGCGTAGGCAAAGCCCCGGTGGGTGATGGTGGCGTACTGAGTGGCGCTGGTGATGCCCTGGAAGGTGAAATGGCCCTCGCCAGAATCGC